TCGGCACGACTTGTTGAAATTCTATCACTGTCAGCGTCAAATGCTGTGCTATCTGGTTTGCTAGTTGGCCACGCCATTATAATTCCTCCACAATGTTACCATCCGCGTCACTTACCAGCGTAGGTAACCCCTGTATCTTAATATCGCAGACACAAGATGTTAATGTTTTACCGTATGTATCAATATCACGCACTTCAAATGTTATGCTACCACCTGATTTGCTTTGTAGATAAACAACCGGATATGTTTTATCGCCTTCTAGCACATAGTTAGTGGCAACATATCCATCCTCCATATAAAGAGTGGCGGTATCCTGCAATGTAAAAAATGCATTTGTGATTGTTGAAAAATTTCTATTAGGTGTAAACGTAACCAATCCTGCACTGTCTTCATATACCGCCGTATTCACGTTTGTAAACACTTCTTCAATTGGTGTGCTTTTCATTGTGCTTGTGATACTTTGTATGTAAGGTGTTTCCGTTGTTTGTTGTGTTACATCAACCTGAAACTGCCAATATCTTGCCTTTGCACCGCTTAGTGTTGTGCTTTGTCCGCCCACAAAACTGCTTGGTGCTACCAATGCACCCCCACTAACCGTATCACTATAATAAACCGTAATGTTTACGGGTCCACTAGCATCTACCTTAACAACAGGATTGTAATAGTTGCTTGCACCTGTATCAACTATCCCCGTATAAAATTTTAACGGCGATAAAGGTGTTTGATCCCATGTAGCAAAATCCGCCCATGTTTGTCCCGCACTGTCACCATCCCAAGTTTCAACAGAGTCTGCTAGATATCTATTTTGTCTTTTATCATAGTATCCGTTTTTTGTCAAACTCATGTTACGCTCCTAGTGAATGTGTTGTTGTTGTATCAGCATCGCTGTTAAACACATCCGCACTTAATTGTTGTATGCTATAATTCAAATATGCTTCAATACCATATCCGGTAACGCTTTCACCCTTTTCATTTGTGTATGTCCAACCGGGTAAATCGTATCGTACACTGGGATCAAAATAAGTTCTGTCTGTTGTTGGTGTAGGTGCACTTCCATCCGAATACAAATTAGCACCTTCCCAGTATAAACTGCCATCGGCGTTAAATTGTGCATCCGTAAATCTTATTTTGAAAAAGTCTCTGTTTGAAGTAACCAGCATGAGTGGATTGATGCCCTGTTTGTTGCCACCTGCCCACGGCCATGCAAAAATATCATCACCTTCGAATGTGCTTGGATTGTAAAGGGTGTTTTTCATGTTGAATATGTAACCCTGTGTTTTCAATCCACCACCGACTGTGCCCTTGTATACCACAATACCACCCACGTTAAGAGGTGGATTAACAAATACCTTTGGATACAATCCTCGCGGCCCTCTTTTTAGAATTTCGCTATCAATGGGTTGATCAAAACTTGCTATTGGTGTAGCACCTAGGTTTGCACTCACTGTTACACCACCCGCACTATCCGGTGCACTTACATCTTGTCCCACAGTCCAATACTGATATGGATTATAGACACTGCAACTAGGTAGAGTTTTTAATTTTTCAAATGTTGGTTTTGCTACAAGCAATACAATCTTATTACTTTGTGGATTTACAACATTTATAACTTCAAATTGACTACCATATGGTGCTCCCGAATCCGTCCCCCATGTTGCACTAATGTATCCAGGTGTAATATACTGATCTATACTAGGACTAGGTGTTACATCTACAGTAGTTGAATTAACAACTGTTACAGTCATTGCATTTCTTGCCAAACTTGTTTTAAATGTATCGGGTATACCCGCATTATAAAATGTCCAATCACCCATCTCTTGATTTTTTGCTCTTATGCTATCACCATCTAACAAATTGTGTGCAGAACTAAACTGTATTCTTGTTGTTGTGCTTATTTGTGTAATAGTGCTTACAGTTAACAAATCACCTGGTTGTCTTGGTGCTAGTGTTGTTGTATCAGCGGGTAAACCACCATATTCACCACCTGTGTTGTATGGATTGTTTCCGCCACCGGTATCATCAGCAATGCACTGGAATTGACTCCAGGGTTGACCGTTTGTGTAACGCACCATTTCATTTCTAAAATCAACTAAACTGTTGGGTGCTTCATCGGTAAAATATTTTTTATCTTCGGGCAGATTAAATGTTACAGCAACGTTATTACCCGCCGGCAATGCTATACCATAATTGAAATATGTAACATCACTGATGTCATTTGTTTTTGTTGTGTACAATAACTGTGTGTTAAATCTCGGACCCTGAAACAATCCAACCTGAACATCTTTAGGATCCGGCATTTGTGTTTCATCCGGTGCTGGTGGTGGAACCGGTTGTTGAATAGGTTCCGCAGGATAAACTCCCGCACTGTCAGTTGCCGGGGGATTGGGATCCGTTGGTGAAACGGGTTCACCGTCCAATGGTGGAACAACACCAATTGGATTGACCGGTGTAATTGGTTTGATTGGATCCGGTATAATAGGATCCTGCAGGAACGGAAATTCAAACACATCTTCTTCATCCGTTGTAATATATGGATATATGGTTGGTAAGTGTTCTACCGCTTCAATGCTTACGGTGGAATCCGCCCTAATGTTCATACCAACAACACGGAATGGATCCGCACTTAATCCCAATCTACTATTAGTAACATTAATAATATCACCTGGCACAACAGTCATCAATTCCGGACGTCCCGTAAATTGTATTTGACGCTGTTGTCTACTTTTATCGTATATCATTTGTGCTAGGTCTTTGGCCATATACACATTTGTAATTGAAGGGAAGTTGAAATCACCCTTTAATTCTTCATTGTTGTCCTCTGCCAATGCCGCAACATGATCTGCACTGTCCGTTTCTGGATATGCTATACTTTGATTTTGAAAGTCTGTGTCGGGGTCAACATAGTTTACAATAACCTGATTGTATTTGGTATTCTTTGCTTCACCACGCATTTCAATACCACCAATAATGTCATCATCGCCCGCACTGTATACAATGGTGGCGCTTGAACTTGTGATATCGTTTATGTTACCACCATCTTCAATTGTTAATTTGTATTTGCCCTGCACATACGGCATGATACCACGACATGCTTGCACGGTTGCTTTTACGTTGTCAATCAATTTTGCATTTGTTTGTATAACCTGATTGCCTGTAAGTGCTCTGCCCTGCTGTCCTGTGTAATATGTCACATACTGATTGCACTTGTTTGCGGCCTTAACAAAACTTTCTGCATCTATTTCTGTTGCACTTAGTCCACAACCAAAATCCGGATCCATCATGTAATCTAGCAATTGGTTAACAGGATTGATTGAATATGATTTTGATAAACTAGAATATGCTGTTGTAAATTCATAACCCGCACTGTCCGCATCTAGATCAGTAACTGCAAACACACGCTTGCCCAATACTTCCGCTTGAATTGTGGGAATACCGCCTTTAAAAGGATTGTTGTCGCTGTCTTCTTGTGTTTTAATTTCGGGATATTCGTAACGCACCGCAAGATAAGCAACACCAGGTATAGTTCTTGTTTTTGTGCTCCAACTGTTGCTACCGTTTAACAATGTACTTTGTGCATCTCCACTAGCACCATTAAACATTTGCATCTTTACTAGGTTTTTGTATCTACCAGTGGGTGGAGTAATTTCTGTGCCCGCGGGTAATGTATTATTTCTACCCGTCATCATTGCTGTGGGCAATTCAACATCATCAATAAAAAGACGTCTTATGCCTTCAATTTCACCCTGTGCTAAAACATAGCAAACATACAAATATTTGTTTTTGTCTCCGTTGGTTTCCGCAAACACAATGCTACCACCAACACGCCTGTAACCATAAACTATTGGAATGTGCGTTGTTGTTCCGTTTTTGGTTACAGTTATACCGCGTGCTGTCTCCCCCGCATTCTGGTTGATATCGGGTGTTTCAAATCCACCGAAGGGTCCGATAACAAAACTAAAAACATCACCAACAAATCCGATAATGCTTTTACCAATGTTAACAATGGTATCAACAATACCTTCGAAAAAGTTTCCGATGCCTTTGAATATGTCGCTAAACCATCCCATTATTCAGTTCTACCCCAAAATATTTGTTCTGTTGTTTTGTGTGCAAATTCAAATGCGTTACTTGAAGGTGCGTATCTTTTTAAACTACCTTCGTTTGTAATCATGCCGTTTGTTCTGTTGAAGTTTACAAATTGACTGCTTACTTCAATCGTAAATCTTGCACTGTCTTCTGCATCACTGATTGCATAACCACTTACCTTTCCTTTGAATAACAGTAAAGGTGTTGCTACGGTTGCATATGTGCTTTCATCAAAAAACACACGATAAACATTTACACGTCTATTGATAACACTGCTTTGGCATAGCAAATCTCTATACACGGTGTTTAGGGCACTAAAGGTAACGGTAACATTTGATATTTGCAATTCTCCTGTTTCTTTGGAATCGCTCATACCAATTAAATCCGCACTTGAAATGTAAGTTTGTGCGCCTGCATCAAATTGTGTGCCACTGTCGTATGCGAATGTAAAAGGTGCATCCGTAAAATACAAACCATTTAATCCACCATATGAAGTGGGTAATTCTATTTCGAGAATCTGTGCCGCAACAAAAGCGTTGCCTTGGAATTTGCTTGTTAGTGCGGGTAAAATTCTTGCCATTAAATTACCTCTATCATGTCTACTTCAAATGTATAATATAACTCCGTGCCCACTCCAATTTCTTGTAGGTCATTATTCAATGTCATTCTAAAAGGCACGTTGTCGATTGTAATATCTTCGTTGTTGCTTAAACCTGATACCAGTGCCGGTGTAATATTCATGGTTGCTGTTCCTGTACCACTTGAAGTAACGTCATCGGTAACCATGTATACTTTATTGTGATCTGTAAATCTTACAACATCACCCGCTTTTAAAACAGTTGTTGACAGTGCTAGTCCGTCAATTGAAATTGTAGTTGTGCCGGCACTTACAGCACCGTTTACCTTTGCTGTGCTACCTGCCGCTGTGCCACTGCATGAACTAATCTCTGGTATAACAACATCAAACTCATTTAATTGACCTCTTGCTTTTGCTAAGAATGCCATGATGGGTTTGAATTCTGTTCTTGTCATGCTTGGGTAATTTGCGGTAAAACTAAACACCGTTGTGCCAATTGCATTTCTAAATCTTTTTAAACTTAAACTTCTAGTTGTCTGCGTGTTTGTTTCAATTTTGAAGTTTACCGCAGTAAAACTAGGAGTGCTTGGATATGTTCCTATATTTGCCATTACGATGTAATCCCCGCTTTCCCGCGTTCATTGAGTGCTGTGTTAATTAGATTAACAATCAATCCTCTACGCTGTGTTAATAATTGATCAAACCCGCTTGTATCATTTGCTTGTATGTTAAACACAACTTGGACGGGTTCTCGTCTGCCTCCCATGCCTTCAATTGCCTGTGCTACTTCTCTAGGTATAACCGTTGATGGTTGTTTGGGAACGATAATTTCCGCTCCATCTTCCCCGATTACAGCGGGTTGATTGGTAATTAGGTTACCACCTCGTTGTGCTGTTTGTGCTCTAATAGTAGCAACCTGCGCCAAACCACTAGCAACAGTTGCCGCCGCCGCAATAAAGTTAAACGGTGGTGGATATGTAGCAAGTGCTTTTGTGGCACCTTGATATGTGTTAATAATTGCTTGTGCTATTGCAAACGCTTTGTATGCCGCAAAAAACTTTTTATTGTAGGCACTTAATCCTTTAAAGAATTCAGCACCTTTGCTTAATCCAAATTCTACTTTTTCTGCTTCTGATTTCTTTTCAAATTCAATTCTATCTGATGCAATTTGTTTTGCTCTTTCGGCATTACCTTGTTGTTGTAACACTGCTTTATCTTCTGCACTTAATCTACCTGCAAGTATAAGTTTACCTGCTTCTTTTTCGCGTTGAATTTCGTTTGCTAATCTTTCTTCAATGGCACTTGCTCTAATTTCATTAATTTTATTTTGTGTTTCTGTTTCAATATCTAAAATTGCTTGTGCTAATGCCTGTTTAGATATAACTCCTTGTTCATATTCAAACTTTGCAAAACTTTTGGCAGTTTCTTCACGTCTTTTATAAAAATCAACTTCAAAAGTTGTTAGAATACCATAATATTTTTGTGCTAGGTCAATACCACCTTGCGTAATTTCTTTTTCTCTATCGGCATTCTTTTCTTTAATTTGTAATAATAATTCATTTAGTTGTTTTTGTTGAATTAAGGAACTTAATTGTTTTTCTTCTTCTTTAGTTAATGCTCTACCCAATTCAAGTTCTGCTTTTTTAAGTTCTTGAATTACTTTATTATCTTCTAATTTAATTTTAGATAATTCTAAATCTTTTGTAGTATCTGTTAATATTTCTTTAAATGTTTTTGTAATCTGTGAAAGTTTATCTGCTTGATCTTTAAAATTTTGATTTGTATTACCTGTGTTAACATTAATTTTACCTGTTGTGTCATTTATATCATCAAAATTAGGTGCTAGTGCTTTTGCTCTTTCATCAATATCAGCAATGCCCTTTTTAAATTCTTCAATGCCTTCTAGGTTAACACCAATTGTTTCAGCAACGTTGTCCCAACCTTTTTCTAGTGCATCAAGTGCATCATCTGCAACCCCGCCCAAGTTCATTGATTCTGCTAGTTTTGAAAATGCACCTGTTAGATATTCAACACCTGCCGCAATAACAAGTCCTGCCGCAATAAGTGGATTTGCCGCGGCCGCTAGTGTAAGTGCTTTAACTGCCCTTGCCGCTAGACTTAAACCTTTGACTAATGTGCTACCAAATGCCGCCGCTATTGCACCAACACCAATAGCAATCTTTAAACCAAAGAATGCTAAAAATGCTTTACCAATAAGTCCTATATTAGCAATTACTAATTTGCCACCTTCAACAGCATATAAGAATGCTTTGGTTAAATTGATACCAATTGATCTTACAAGTTCTTCATTGTTTTCAATGTATTCTGTAATCTTTACAGCGGTTTGTCCAAGTGCTTTAGCAAAACCTTGACTACCAATTTTATCTGCCGCATTTGTAATGGCAATTTGTAAGTTTGAAAACTGTGTGCTTATGTTATTAATTCTGTTTTCAGTAGCACCACCAAAACGCTCTTTGATACCTTCACTTAACGCTGATAAGATAAGATTAGCACCTTCGGCAGTCTTACCTAGATCACTTAACTGTAATCTGTTTCTACCTAATTTTTCTTGTAGAATATCAAATACGGGAATACCTCTATCAGCAAGTCTGTTTAGTTCTTCAAGTCCTAAACCACCCGCTGTTGTTCTACTAAACAAATCTGTGATTGCTTGTAGTGATCCCAGTTGATCTGTTGTAACCGCCGCGGCGTCTGTAAATAGTGTAAGTAATTCTTCTGTAGGAGCAATACCACTTGCTTTTAACTTAATAAAAGTTTGTGTTAGTTCTTCTACACCAAATTGTGTTTTAGTAGCAAATTGTGAAACAAAATCAAATGCTTCTGCACCTTGACGTGCGCCGCCAGTAACACTAGCAAGAGTAGTTCTTAAGTCCTGAAAACGTGCTGTAGTAGTAACAATGTTTTTAATAACATTTGCACCGCCAATAGCACCTAATGCAGTTGCCGCAAGACCTGCAATACGATTAACACCTAAAAGTCCTTGATTTAAACCCGTTAGGCGTTTATTAATATTACTTAGGGCACGTTGCGTCTTATCGAGAACGCGGATTTCTAGTGTTTGTGTTGCCACGACTCATCGCCTCCTTTTGTCTTTCATGTTGTAGTAGAAACCATTCATACCACAACTTTATTTCCAGGACACTTAACTGCATAACTTCCTCCACACTCTTGTGCAAAGTCTCTGCTATTCTCATTAACAGTTGAAGTTCAGTGTCCTCTTTTAGTTTTTTGCCACTTCCTCATATTCTGAAACAGCGTTGTTTAACTCACTGCACACACGCAAAAGGGTTGCTGGATCCGCATCGTTCATTAGTGTTGTTTTGTCAAATTTTGTAAACATGGGTTTTCCTTCCGGATCCAATGCTTTGGCAATTAGACTTTCGACTAATGCTTCAACGGTTTTACCCTGTTGTTGTAGTGCAATAATTTTGCTTTCTACAGCAAACGAATATGCCGCTTTATAATAGATATCTGTTTTCCATTCTGGTACAGAAATCTTTTGCAGTCCACCACTTAACTTTTCTTTAAAGTGTGCTTGTATGTTGTTAATTACATTACTCATTTATATCTCCTTCTTGATATCTCCCGTATGGTAGGTCCCAAAATACCATTCGGTGCTTGTTTTGAGCGGCCCATTTCTAAAGGAACAATGTGGGACACGCGGTTGACTATACGCTTTTCTTTGAAAGCGTTTTCGAGGTGCCAACCACGTCTCGCTTGTCCCTTGTCTATTGGCGTTTTGCTTTTTGCTACTACCAATGTATCTTGTGCTACTCTGTCAACCAATCGATCTTTTTCTCTTTCAAGATCGCGGCCAACTCGTTTAGTGCCTCTGACACTAATTCTTAACATTAGAAATCCTTAAGCGTTGTATGCTTGAACGTCTAATGCACCAGTGCCTTGGAAGTTTACACTTGCAGTTACGAGATCATCGTATGATGCACTTCTTGATACTGATGTAACAATAACTTTACCTGTGAATTTTTCACCTGCACTTGTGCTTGGATAAAATTCGATGTAAAGATCGCCATCATTATCTGGACGGAACGCATCGCTTGCCGCTGTGTGTCCATCATCGTATACTACTTCCATAGAACCTGTAAACTGGTGTAATCCAGATTTAAAAGTCCTCGCAGAGTCGCCCATGACCGTATCGTCGATCACATCTTTGCTGTGTTCAACCGTCCAAGAGCGAACTTCAGCAATCGCAGTTTCACCTGCACTGTCGGTTCCGATTTTAACGGTTCCGTTCTCGCCTGTATATGTCGCCATTTTTAGTTCTCCTCTTTAGCGTTATTGGATTCGTCGTCTGAAATTAGTTCGTCTTCAAAAACGTCCCATTCTTCTTCCTCATCCTTTTTGATTGAAGTCACTTGGGCGTCGGCGGTAATTTTATTTTTACTACCCTTTGCCGGTGACTTTTTTTCTTGGGTTGCACCATCATTTGATAAAGTCCAACCTTCTTCAAGAAATCTTTCTACGCGATCCTCTTGGATATTTTCCCAGGATCCGTCTTTCCACATTTTTACATATTTTATTGGCATTATACTGCTCCTTTTGTAAACGAATAGTGAACTTCAGCAATTAGATTAAACTCACCTAGTGGTGGAGTTCTATCAACTATTTCAATCGTGGTAACGTGTGTTGTTGCCGCTCTTGTTGCCGCTAGTTCTCTATCCCTGTTTGTGTTAAGTGCTTCTTCAATGCGTTCGATCAATTCATTACGTTTTTGATCTACGCTTTGAACGAACCCTTGGCGTCCGTCGGAACGCACAAAACCTCGTATATTCACTTCTATAATTCCGCGACGATTTCCACCCATGCTGTTTTCTTCACGGGTTTCATTACCTGTTGTAACCAATAGTGCGGGGAATTGTGTAAGTGCTAATTTGTCAACATCAAACGGTTCCCTTGTAACCAAGCGAACTTTTGGGTTTTCCATATCACCCAATACATCGATGATGTTAGATATAATATCTTCTCTGTTTGACATTACCTACTACCTTTTAAGGCGTAGATAGTGAGTTGGAGTTTTCTCTTCGTCGCTTACTGTGCCACTGCTGTCCAAATCATATTCCACACCGTCTCTTAAAATGTTATCCCATTCTTCAGCATATTCTTTTCTGTAAAATTCCATTTTACGTTCAAACATGTCGGGTTCTGCTTCAAATTTTGCCATCTTTGGGAATATGTGATAACCTAGAGCGCGGAATACTGTTGCTCTTGTGAGTTGACTTGCAGTGTATAAGTCTTCATCTGGTTCCGTTTGTCCGGTTGCCAGGTATTTTAAATCATACAAACCCAAGACTTGAGTAGGCCACCAATCTCTGCGTAATTGTCTAAAGACATCCGCTTGTGCCTTGCTTAATTCTTCGTCAAAATTGGGAATTCCAAAATCTAGAATATCGGGTTCGTAATCTTGTAGATCACTTATAGTTGCTAGTGTTGCCATAGAGATACTGTCTCCTTAAATGTGCTATTGGGTCCTTCCCATACCACCAAATTGTTTAACAAATGTATTTATAGTAAAAGCGAGAAAAGGGCGAATTTCTCCGCCCTTTCCCGTGTTATGATATTAGGTTGTGCCTAATTATTATAGTTGTGCATCACCGATGATACCTACACCATATGCGTCAAAAATTTCGCTAACGCCGTATGCCATAGAACCTACGATTTCAGTAGCACGTAGACTTGCGTCTCTTTGCTCTTCAACACGCATGTTACGCTTAACCATGTAACCCAATGCATCTTGTGACATCGCGGCACCTACAAAAGCACCTGCGGAATCACCTGTGATTACAGTGGATTCAAACACGTTCATGCCGGCAATGTTTCCAACAAATCCTGAACGAAGTGCTTCGTTACCTAAATCTGAAGGATTAACCATGTTAGTGTTACCTGCATTAGTTAATTGCTTCTTGATTTGGAATGCTTGGTATGGGTGTAATACACACACATACTGGCCAGGAGCGTTGTTTGCTCTTAGTGTTGCCGCCGCTTTGAAAAGGTCTTCAACACTGATTTCTGCCGCACCGGATCCAACAGTGTTTGAAAAACCGCTGAATAATGCCGCTAATTCTGTGTCGACTTTTTTCGCCATTGCGTCACCAATTTGTCTACCAATTGCCGCCGCTACATCTTCTGATGCACTTTCTTTCGAAAGGTCAGTTAATGTTACCATTACACCGCGTTCTAACGCTGTAATAGTTTTTGAAGTAGTATCAAAACTAGTTGGAGTAGTGATATCTGTACCTTCAGTTAAATCTGCCGCTGATAGGGCAGGGTAAATTGGAACTTGTGCCGTAAGGCCCGGAGTTCCGCTCATGTCGTAATTACGGATAAGAGGGCGAATTACAGTCTGTTCGGATAATGTGTATAGAGCAGACTGGACGATATTCGCATATAACTCTTGCGTAAGGGTTGATGTTGTTACTGCCATTGTTTTCTCCTTATGTTAATAGCAATTAAACACGGATACCTTTTGACTTCATAATCTCTTTGTATCGAGCACGGTGTTCTGGGTTTTCCATGTTCAGTTTCGTTATATCGTTGTCAACCACTGGTGCTTGTCGTCCAACTCCATTGCTTGTGCCACTGCCACTAGGGCCTGCACTAACAAAGTGTGGATTCGCAGTAAGAAACTCAGTTACCAGTCTAGATACTTTTAACGGTTCCCCGTTTTCATCATATCTAACCTGTCCGTTGTTATCTAAAACGTCAACACCACCTGCTTCATTAAGTTTAAGTTGTCCTTTTAACAATGCTACCACTTGTTGTGGATTGATTGCTTTTTGACCACTTGCTTCATTAAGCAATGTGCCGTCTACCTTGATAGAATGCAATTCGCTTTCATACTGTTGAATTTTGCCGTTGAATTTCTCCGCTTGCTCTTTCAACAATTTTTCAAACTCACCACGCTTTTCTAATTCTGATTGGCGTGCTTTTTCTTGCTTTTCTACAAGTTCGTTATAGAGATCAACATCAACGTTTGAATATTTCTTTTCAAACTTTGCTTTTTCTCTTGCTACCCTTTCAGCAACAATTCGATTTACATCGTCCTGTGATAAAAGGTTGTCTTGTCTCTCTACTGTTTCCAGTGTACTTTCCTGTTTTTCACCTGTTGGTTGAGCAACAGTTTGCTCTGTATCATTAACCGCTGTGTTTTCTGCGTTCATATTATTCCTCTTTCTTATGGTTGAGTTCTACCCCACCTCGCTTGGTGTATGCTTTTATTTAGTTTAGCGACGTATTTATCGCTTCTTTTTGCCGCCACGAGACGGTTTCTTTTTCTTACCGCCTCTAGACATTCTAGATTTCATTGCCATGGCACTTGCTCCTTTTTTTATGGTATAACGCTTGCTACTGCGTTGACCTATTGTTGATGCAATGCTGGTTGTAGTAGTAACTGCCATTATTTGCGTTTCCTACCACCCCTATAACCAGAAGCACGTATCGCTCTCCCTTGACGCTCTGCTTCTCGTTTAGTTTTGTATATCTTACCGCTAGTTCCCCAACGGTATCCACCTTTTACTCGTCTAACCGGCATCTTCAATACCTTCCCAACTTGGATGTTCCTCTATCTTGCGATTTTTGTAACCATCAAGTATTTCTTTGCGTCTACGTTTTAACAACGGATATAATTCTAGCAGGTTGTTACGCGAACGTATGCCTGCTGTCCTGTAACCTTTGGTTTCATAGATGTGTATGTTTTCGTTGTATTCACCAAGAATGCGTCTAATTTCTTGTTCTGTTTCATTGGTAACAATCCAACTATCTTCTGGGATATACTTTCCCATTACTATCCCCTGTTAAACAATCTCGCCAATTCCGGATGAACTTGTTTAATTTGTTCATCGGTATAACCCTCACCGATCATTTCTCTAAGATGTGATAATAATTGTTCTGCATTATCAACCGGTGGATGTTCCATGGATTCCTGTTCGGGTGTTTCCATCTCGTTCACATCCTCGCTCCGTGTATCTTCTAATTCGTATTCTTTTTTGTATTCATCATACCATTCTTTAACTTCTTCGTAGGAACGTTCTGTTACGGTTTCTAAGATCATTTTATCTAATTTAAAATTAATCATAGGATCCGCTGGATTTGCTTCTTTTGCCATCTTAAGCATGGCAATGTCATTTGCTTTATCCTGTATACTAAAACTTCTAGGATATTCCACTTCGCCGTCCCATACCTTACCTTGATACAATGCCCACATGCGCCATAACTGTTCTTCGGCATGTTCTAAATTCATTGCAAAATCCGCTAGTTTTGCATTTAACATTTGAAACTCTGTTTGCAAACCAATACCACTTAAACGTCTGCTTTCAATGCTACGAATACCACCCAAGCATGCCATTCTATCAATTGCATCAACTTTGTTTTGTATCGATTGTAAAACTGCTTCAATACTTGCACCATCAGGTTGAATTAGATAAGGTTTAAGTCCTGGATCCATACCCTGTGGCATTTGCACAATTGAACCTGCACCTGCACTTGCTTCTGTGTCAACAGTTTTTACAAGTGTGGGATGATTTGTTAATCTAATAATTTGTTCAATCTCGGAATATTCTTCGTAGATCATTTTGGTCATGTCGGCAATATCGCCTATAGCGGATATTCCAATGCCTCTAATGTTTCCTCGTTGAGCGTATACGCAAACCGCCGGCACCCTTCCGAGCGTGTTAGGGACTGTTTCAAATAACTCACCTGTTTTTTCCGCTCCGTCGATAAGATACACATTTATTTCTTCAGGTGTGTATTCCCTAATATACTGTTTGTTCTTGACAATTTCTTCTTTAACTTTTAGATATGTTAATTCATAAAGTCCATTTGGTTGTCTTGTATATTCCCAGTCTAAAACATTATCCGGGGTAAACAGCGAAACATAAGGTCTAATACCTTGATTTAATTCGTCCGCTCTCGTAAAGGTTTGTGTATTTGGTTTGTCCACAACAATCCAACTCGTGCCGTACACCTGTGCATATGCACTTACATCACGCATGAATGCTTGAAAACTTCTACCATCCAAATCAGCATCTTTTAAAAATGCTTCTAATCCTGGATCCGTATCAATGCTTCCAAAATCTCTTTTAACTTCTTTTCTAAATAAGAAACTGTTGTAAATTCCTGTTACGCTTTTTACATGATTGTCAAGTGCAACCTGACGTAAACGTTTTTCGTAATCATCTCTGGATTCGTAGTAGTAGGGTTCTAAGTATCTTCCAGCAAAGTAGTCGTAACCACCTTGATAACTGTCACCTAAAAACGTCCAACGGTTAATATAATATTTGTAAGCGTCATGTGAATCCACAATGTAATCAACTGCAAACCTACTGTCGCCTTTAATTACTCTGTCTCTTATTACGGGCATTATGAGTATCTCCTTGCGTTATTGTTTCCAGTAAATGCCCAACGTTGTGGTGTCGAACTTTCATATTCTGTGCGTAAAGGATATAAAAAGTCTACCAAATAACCCACAGCATCTGCCATATGATCAAGTTCACCGTCCTTTTCAATTACGGACGTTCCTGGTTTATATACCATTCTTTCTAAACTAGTAATTATCTGTCTGCATTTGGGATCGATAAAGAGTGAATTTTCCCCTTTGCTGTTCTTTAGTTTTGCATTAACAGAATTTACCCTGTCTCTAATTGGCGTGTGTGCATTTCTTACCTGCACTGTAAAACCTGCATTTTGTAAAATGCTTATATCCGTTCTACCACCTGCTGATGTTTTTCTTTGACGTCCTGCAGGATCCGGATACATTATAATTCTTGAATTTGGATAGCGTCTTTTTAATTCGTCACATACTTCATCTGTATTACTACCCTTCATAACAATTTCATCAACAAAATAAACTGTTTTACCTTCGATGACAGCAATAGCACAACTCATAGGATCCACGTTAAAGTCAATACCACAATGTATTTCATGCATGCTTGCGTTGTGTGGTTTGATTGTATAATCTCTTGAAAAATTATAATAGACCACTCCTGAGTATGTGTTAAACGTAGCGAGATATTCTTGTTGAAATGTTTTTTCATCCATATCTCTTTTTGCTTGTTCTATTTCGTCTTCTGGAACATTACCGCCATCCAATGTAGTAAATTGATGTGCGGCCCAATTTTCTGTGTTTTGTGCCATGGTAAACATTTCATGACTAAAACTGCCTACTCCTCGAGGGGTTCCGATGAATAACGCTTTACCTTGTTTGTCTGAAAGTGTAGGTCTTAGTATTTGATACCATACTTTAGGGTCGATATCTTGATATTCGTCTAGAACTGCGTAATTTAAACCTACGCCTAATAAAGATTCCGGATTGTCCGCGCCCTTAAGATATATTACGCTACCATTCTTAAGTCTTAATTTTAATTCTGCTTCGTTGCTTTGATCAATCCATCTTAAATCTTTTAATTTGCTTTTTAATTGATCCCATACAATAGTCTTTGCCATTCTATAACTTGGAGCAACGTAGTAAACCATTTGATCTGGTTTGCTTGCCGCCCTTGCTAATTCTCTTAAGGCAACGTGTGTTTTTCCAAATCTGCGACCACAGCAAGATACAACAAAGCGATTTTCAATGGCGCTTTGACAAATTTCTTTTTGTGGATTACTTAATGGCATTATCTATCCTCCAACAGCAATTCAAATCCTGCACTTACACTTGCTATATTACTTGACTTTGCTCTTATTTCAATGTCGTCTTTTTCATTGAAAACTTCAAAAATTTTGTATTCTTTTCTAAATGCTGTTCCTCTAAGTGTAGAATATGCTTTGGTGTTAAACACGCCATTGTCAAAACGCCTAACCATGACTTTTGCTTCAAGTTCTGCGTCCTTGCTATTGCCTACATCAAAACTTAACAAGTATGCTCTTTTACCCGCTGGAACAGTATACACCGCCATTAGCGTTTGTCCAACTTCTTCTAAAATTCTCGCAATAACTGTGCCATTCACAGTGGCACTTAGATTGCCTTGATTTACTGGCAGGGCATCACCTGCACTATCGCCTTCTGGCATACTAAAAAGTCTCATTCTAAAAATTCTTATAAATTCACCACTGCTGGCCGCACCACCAACTGTTACATTCTCTGTTAGTAAATTGTATGCACCGTCTAATCCTTGAACTTCAACAATAGCACCATTGTCATTAACAGTATCATCTGATGTTAGTGTAACTGTGCCTGCTGAATTTACATAGGTATAGATACCACCATTTTCCCATATGGTTTCAAATGTGCTACTTCCTACACTTGCGTTATAACCAAACTTTTGTATTCCTGAAAGGTTAGGAAATGCCCCTCTTGCAACCCCTAATCCATATGGGAAGTTATTGTTATCCTGTAATGCTGAAAAATTTATTTTTGGCATAGTTTAATCCTCCCACGGTAGCGGTGTTTTTGCATCGCCATCTTCCGGAGTATCCTTTTGTCCTAGATACTGCTTACCTAAAAAGATTTGCATTCTTGTATCGCCGTTAAGTGCTTTGTCCCACTGTGCTCTACGTAAACTTTTTTTACCCGCCTGTTTGCCCTTTTCTAGCAAATCACCAAAACGTCTTTTTAGTGTTTCGGGTGTGACTCCTACCACTTCAGCAATCTCTTCTGGTGTACACTGAATACAAGCAAGTTTATAAACCAAATCTCTATCTATTGTCTTGTATTTCTTTACAGGTTGTGATTTATTATTTTCATCCATTATATCTGTCTCTCCACTACCTTAATTCTAAAGTTTCTTGAATCCTTTAGTCCGTTGGTTGTGTCAATTTTGAATTCTACATTATAAACGTTGCCTGTTGTTCCGCCTGAAATATTTGCCGTTGCTATTACTGTTGTGTTTGTGCTGGAGTCGATTGTTAAAGGTGCCGCATCGCCACTGATGGTTTCTGCTGTGACAGTGAGTGCTGAAATAGTATCACCGCTTGGCAACCACAGCGTCCAATCAAGTGAATAATCCAATACAGCATAAGGATCCTTCTCGATGAAGTGACCTACTCTGTCTTGCTGAAAACCTGTTAGCGTTGCCATTAACCTTCTCTCCTATCTAGAGGATTTCCGCTAACTTCTACATAAGTGAGTGTTTGCGGTTTCAATATTCGTGTTTCACTTTTTATGGTGAATCCTCGTGTTTCTTGTTCAATGTTATTTAACCTATTCTCTGGTTTTACCGCAAATTTTCGTGTTTCTTGTTCGATTATTAAAGTTCTTGTTTCACTATCAACGGTGTAAACCCTAAACGGATCTATTCTGTAAATTGTTAAAGCACCTAATACCGTGTTGAATGCACTTAAATTTGCACTTGCCTGATGAACTTGTGTGCCTAATGCTGTAAGTGTTGCTGTTGTTGTTAGGTCTGCATTTCCGGTAAAGAACACAATCGGATCCGCTGTAAGCGTTGTGGTAACCTGTAAATCAGCACCTTCTGCCTGTATTCTTGTGCTTGCAACTAATACGCTGTTAAATGCACTTAGATTAGCAATTCCGCTTTTTAGTTTATTAGCGTTTGCTGTAAGTGTGCCCGAACTTGCCTGTAGCACAACACCTTCTAATGTTGCACTGGCGCTCGCTGTTAATGTAAATGCACTTGTAAGATCTGCACTTCCGATTTTGCCCACAAATTCACTGCTGTTAACAGAAGCGATAATTTGTAAATTTGCATCGGCACCGTGTGTTTGACTTATTTGTGATGATAGCGTAAACTGTGAACTTGTGTTTGCGGTATTATTTCTTAGTTTGTTACCCGTTGCTGTTAGTGTGCCACTGCTTGCTGTTAAGGACACACCATCAACTGTCTTACCACCTATTGCGTTTACACTAAACGCACTTGAAAGGTTTATTGCACCACTGTCAAGATATATTCTAATTCCGGCATCGTTAACAAATACGGTTGGGCCCCATATCTGTTGTGTGTCATGATTCCAAGTTCCATAATCACCCCATGTAACACCATCATGTGCATTCATCGCCAATGTGGCGCTTGCACCTCTTAGTATCGTTGGTGTTACCGCAAGTGTGCCTGAACTTGCTTCTAACCATTCGCCGCTTCTTACCCTTGCCGCGGCAATCAATACCGCACCTGCGGTTACTATATTTGCCTGACCTGGACGTGTTGCTGTTGCTGTTGCTGTTAGTGTGCCACTGCTTGCTTGTAGCGTTGTGCCACTTATTGTTTTTTCTGCTGTTGCTGTTAATGTAACAGCGGAACTGATTGATGCACTGCCTGGACGTACTGCTGTTGCTGTTGTCGTGACTGTTGCATTAGAAGATAAGGATGCTTGTGCGAAAACATCACCCGATACGTAACCCGCATCGACATATGTATCTTCTACATAGGTGCCGCTTGTGTATCCTTCCGCGACATATAGATCACTGACAAACTCCGCCATGGGTTAAATCCCCCCGTGACGTATTACGCCAAGGTTACTGTTAGGTTTCCTGATGTAATTTGAAATGTGTCGGAATTTTCTATCAATTTACTGCTAGAAAGAGATCCGTAAAAAATCACATTCCCTGCAGTTGATGCATCCATTACTGCTAGGTGTGTAATTGTTCCCCAGTTGGCATCTGTTGCCGCTGGGAATGTTACATCCGCTGAATTGCTTACGCTACCATTTGTAATAGTTCCAAATGTTACCGCTTGACGTGCATAAGCACCTCCTGTGCATTCATCTGTAATTGTTCCTGCTTCTAGGTTTTCTGATGTTAATCCTGCACTATCGTCTGAATTGAATAATGCAACATATACTGTTGCTGGTGCACTAGTTGCTTGACTATTGGCCTTTAACCAAAAGTCCAACGTAAGATTTTCTGTTCTGTCTGCCGCCGCACTCATTGTTTTGTCTCCTTATAAGGTTTGTTTGTTTGTTAATTAACGTTAATATTTAAGCAATTTGTGGTAATATTATTATCTTATGCTTTTAAAATTTTGTAATTTTTACCCTAAAACTACCTGTTCTATCACCTTCTGTCGAGGAAGTAACACGCAACGAAAATGTTTTAGATGAACTAATTGTAACAAACCGTTCTCCAAAACTATAACCTTGTCCCGGGTCAATTTGATTTGCATTAACAATAATACCTAGATCAGTATCATCTGTGTCATTGTGTAATCTGTGTAGAAAAACAATACCACTATCAAAAACTTCAAATATGTAATTGCCTGCACCTAAGGTAAATGTGTTGCTTAAACCTGCACTATTATCAATTGTTGTGACACCGTTGGGATCAAACGTTTGTGCAAAACCTCTTTTATAATCACTGCCTGATATTAATTCATTATCTGCATCGCTAGATGTAGTTCTTATAATTGCGAAATCTGCCGCACTGCCCACGCTGGTGCTTGCAACCTGTTCCCATAATCCTGAACTAGATGAATACCGCAATAGATCGCCATCGCTTGGTGAAGAAATGTTGAATGTGTCAATAATGTCGTTTACGTTATCAATGTTTTGTTTGATATCCGCTCTTGCATTTGCAACCAAATCATTTGGATTGTCCACATTAGTTGTTCCTGCTTTTGTTCCTGATGGCCAAGTTGGCATATTCTATATCTCCTTATGCAGTTCCGTAATAATGGTTTGGATATACACCAACCGTTCCGCCATTTGGCATAGTTGGTGTTGAAACTAAACTAAATGTATCACCACTTCTACTATAAACATAAAAATATGGACTAGTTTGTGAAGCACAATAAAAATATGTTCCATCTTTGCTCCAAGCACCGTTCATATTATCCCATATACCAATGGTTTTTGCTTCAAGATATGTCCAAGTATCCGCTCCAGTATCTTTTTTATAGAATCTTAAACTATCCGTGTCATTGCTCATAAATGCCAAATAGTTGCCTGTGGGATCAAATACCAATCCGCGTCCAGCACTTGCGGCACTAACTGAAAGTGGTGTTGTTAGTAGTGTTAAACTATCGCCACTGCGTTTGTATATCGCATATCTTGGATTGTAATCGTTCATTGCGACTCCCAAATACACGCCATCGTGACTCCAACTACAACCAACCATTCTTCCAGCGGCATCTGCTTTAACATCTACCCTTGATATGCTACCTGATGTATTTTTATATAGGTGAACGTTGTTTCCGCCGCCTTGTGCTGTGCCATAACTTAATTGTGCTATCGCAATATAATCACCCCATACCGCACAACCTCTTGATTGTGCTGTTGGTAAATTTGCTGGATCTGATAGTTTAGTAAAACTATCTCCGCTTCTGCTGTAGGCATAAAAGCGTGGACTGTTTGAAGTTGACATATACAAATAATTGCCATCTTCGCTGAATTGTGCCTGCCATACCTGACTGCTTGGTGCCGTATCAAAAGGTGAAGTTAATTTGGTATATGTGGATCCTGATCTTTTGTATATTTCACAGTATGGACTTGCACTCATACCAACTACCATATAAACACCATCCGTGCTGTAATTTATGCTCCATGGTTTACCCGATGGATTTGTAGATGCACTGCCTATATCCGTAATACTGGATCCTACTTGTTCTAATAAAGATAAAAACGGAGTTGCATCTTCTGCATAACCTATATATGTGTCTATCGCAACATTATTAAATTCATATATGTATTCACTTGCAATAACATAAAATTTGCTACCATCTGAGTTATAAGTTAAATCCTGACCAAAGTGGGTGCTACCTGTTGCATCGTTAATAATGGTATTATAATTGATTGCGGCGGTTGCGGCGCCCGCTGTTGTAATATCGTATGCTGTGCTTAACGGCCATTCGTATATTACGCTTGATGTGCTACCAAATGCCTTGGTTCCATCTTCATTGAATATTAAACTTTTTTGACTGCCGACTATTTCACTTCTTTGTGCAACATGTGTGGCAGTTGTTAAATCATAACCAGTGGATAAACTAAATTCATCAAAACCGTGGGCACTGTCATAGATGTATACCTTTGTGCCATCACCATTAAATGTAATACTTTCACCGTTGCCGGTTATGTTTGTGTCGACAGTTGATAAAGTACCATCTGAACTTGCTGTGGTTAAATCATATGCACTTGATAAACTATACTGTCTTACTAATCCATAATCCGCAACATATAATTTTGTGCCATCCGGATTAAATTCAAGTCTATTGCCGGTTGATGAACTGGGACCATCATTGCTGGATGCACTTGCTGTAGAAACGCTATATGCGGTTGACAAACTGTAACCTTCAACCATGGGATTGCCACTTCCAAAGTTTGCCACAAACATTTCTGTGCCATCATCATTAAATCTTACGCCGCCGTTATTAGTTGTTGGTAATAGATATCTTGCAACATATTCTAAACTTTGTAGATCAATTTCTACCGCCCCGGCACCTGCTCCTGCGGGTTTTGTAAAAAAGTTAAGTCTTGCTACTCCTAATGGCATAGTTTACTCCTTAACTAAAGTTCGTGCTTAGTGATGCGTAGTAAATTCCACCGGCATACACGATGCTCATGATGTCAGTGCTACCACCTGCTGTGGATAGTGTGCTTGTGCCACCTGCAAATAACATTCTATTTGCACTGTCTAAAGTTTCTGTAAATGTTCTGCTACCAGTTCCATCCTGATGAATAATAAGTGTTAAACTTTGTCCATCTTCCGCATTTGTAAATCCACCAAAGTTTACATTTCCGGTTAGTGTAATTTCTTGAACGTTACCGTTTGCAACATCTGGTGAAATTGTAGCACCATATGATAATGCGTAAATTGTTTCTTTGTAGTTTTCTAATTTGATATCCTGAACAGTGTTTGCTTGTCCATCAAGTGTGCCGCCGAGTTGTGGAGTTGTGTCTTCAACAACATTTGAAATTGCACTACCTGAATAAGCAACGGTAAACGATCCCGCACTGTCTGGTTGTGAAACAGTAATATCTGTGCCACCGACTATCTGTGTATCAATAACTGTGGGAATATCGCTTGTTAGTGCAAAAGTTCCCGTACCACCAGGAATGGTATGTGTGTTAATTGTTCCTAAACTTGTAATATTATAACTTTGTGCATCGAGGTTGCCTCCCAATTGTGGAGTTGTGTCTTGAACTACATCTGTGATTCCTGTGTCAGTTGCGGCGATGGTAATGTTGTCACCACTTGGTGTAAGTGTAATGTTTGAACCTGCTACTAGTGTAATATCATCTGTTGATGCGTCGGAACCAGTTAATCTAATAATAGCATCACTACCACTGTCTACCGCTGAAACTGTGTAAGTTGTGTTTGTGTCGGCAGTATCTTGGTTGATTGTTAAAACTGCTTGACCGGCACTGTCTGATGTTAGTGCTGTTGTAATACCTGTTCCACCGGCGATTGTAAATTTTTCATTTGCCAGTGCTTGTCCTAGTGTGGTTTGTCCTGTGTCACCGTTTAGGTCAATTGCTTGAATTTTGTTTGATAATAGATCGATAAAGTTATTATCGAGTTCTGCAAAATTTAAAGACGCAGACTTAGTCGTTGCGCCTGTTGCACTTTCTTGTCTTAATGTAATGGCCATATTTTTTAATCTCCTGGTTTTAAATGCACCAACAATATTTATTACTCTTTGTAATTATCGTAGTATTTCGAACCCTTTAATTGCTTTCTTGCACGTTCTAATGTGCTTGTGCGTTGAATTATTATGAGTGGTTGATGGTAATTGTATTCAACGGGCAGGGGTGGATCCACGCTGTTTGGATGCATGGCCAATATGGTTATGTTGTTTTTGGCAAATTTACGGTTATAACGGTCAACGAGTTCATAAAGTGCATCATAAGAACAACGAAACCCGTGTAAAACTGTCGCTTCAATGCCTACCGCATGCATTATACCACAAATTACATCCAAATGCCTGTTTAAATCCTTAAATTTTTGGATTTTTATGATTTTTATTTGTGATCTGTAGGTTTTGATAAAGGGACAAATAGCATGTCCCAATTTTTTGTTGGTTTTACCCAAACTATCAATGTATTTTTCAATTTCCGCTTGCTTCACGTCTGCTTATTACCTTGATATGTGTTAAAGGCATCAGTATGTATTCCTTTGTTTTAAAATCATAGTCAAACAGATAGTATCCTTCACGCAACCATCTATCGTAATCATATGTTTTTTCACGCCTTTGTGACATTTTCACCCAATTCTGGTAATTGTGCATCCTGTGGTGCATGAATAATAAACTGCGTGTTTTTAAACTTGGCAAAAATATTAGTCCAGTGTGGTATCCATTCATTGTTTAGATTAGGACGTTTGCCTCTTGGAACCAATGTGTCCATTTGACTAGCATATTCGTTTGTCCATATGCTGTCAAAACCCCATAGGTGCAATTCATCAGTCATGGGTGCATGATGTTCAACGGCATGATGTCCTGCACTATATCTGTGCTTGATTTCAAACACATCAAACCAATGTCCAGAACGTTTTGTTTTGACGCTGTGTTCTTTTACCTTGTTTGTGCATAGGATAGGAACCTTAGGATTGTAGTTGTTATCCTTCATCCAATTGACCACAATTACATCAATAATTGCTAGACAGTTATATGTTATGTTATGCTGTGGTATGTTGCAGGCAACACGATATTCGTTTTCTACATCAAATAAACAGTTGCTTGCACCATTGCCAATAACGTGAACCCTAGGACGCTTTTTGTCATTGGGGAATGCTGTGTAATGGGTTTCTTCCATTAACGCCTCCATAAAAACATGTCTTTGTATTCCTGACTGTGTCCCATGAATAACAATGGCACATATAATAATGCCCACCAACCTGATATGTGTCCAAGTATGTGTGCAATTAACAGTATGCTACCTACTGTGGTTGTTGTTGATAATAGATACCTATCATTTCGTTCCGGTAGTTTCATTGTTCATCTCCTTTATGAGTTTTTTGTAAAACTTAATTGTGTTTTCAAGTTTTTTAATTTGTTCACTTTGACTGTTGATTGCTTTTATCATCTGTTCTTGATTGTTTAATAGATTTCCTATATGGCGATCGGCGGCCGTTGCAAAACGTTTTAATTCTATTAGTTCTTCATATGGATCCCATTCCTGTTTCATAGTAACCTCGACTTATATTTTGTATGTGAAGGTGGTAGTGTACATGCATCCGTTTCATTCCAACCTCTTTCTAATCTGCCGTATAGTGTATGACGGTTGATACCATTTGCTCTTGCACGTTTTAGTATTTCTGCTGAATGTGTCTTATGCCAACGACAACCTATCATACGTTTTTCCGTCTTACGCCATTTGCAGTTTCCTGGTGCATAATCACCAAATGCATCATCACGAATAATTTCGTATTCCATGTCCTCCATAGGACCCATGTCATCTATAAAGTTAATAAAACCCGCACTGCCTATGGTAAAATAATCCCAGTCTTCATAAACAGCAACATCCGCATAACCATGTTGTGGCAGTTTGCATCTTTTACACATGCGATACCAAACTCTCCAAGTTCTCGGATATTCCTTTCTTAAAAATGTATAATCACTCAGCATATTCAAATAACTCCTTAAATGTGTTGTTGTATTCCTCCGTGTTCCACGCTTCAATACGACGACGTGCTATTTCAACATAAGCAGGATCCAACTCACAACCTATGAAAGTGTGTCCTAATTCCACTGCCGCCATACCCGTGCTACCACTGCCTGTGAAAGGATCCAACACGGTTGAGTTAGGTGGTGTCACAAGTTTAATCAAATAACGCATAAGAGCAACGGGTTTCACCGTGGGGTGGTTGTTGCCCACATTTACAATTTTATTGTTTGTTTCACACCATTTAGCATAATAGTCTTTAAGACTATGAACTTTGATGTATCCGTAGTCTGGTAAGTAGATATCCTTGCCACTTATTTCTTGTTTGTTACCTTGAATGTCAATATAGTATCCACCCATATCATCAAGCATACTCTGTTCTGTGGGGATGCCGTCTGGATTAGTTGGAATATGTGCCAATGGATCCTGCTTGCCCTTAATCTTTTCATACTCGTGTTTCAGTCCGTGTATCTTAATATCATATAAACCCGGAATGCTTACCGTTTGTCCATCACCACTAACAGTTGCTCCAAGTTCTTTTATCATATCACCGTTTGTCATTGGGTTTTCGAACCCTATGTGTCTTTCTTTGCGACTTACTTTGGGACAGTAGAAGAACTTCTGATAACCTTCAACTTCACCCAACACATTAGAAGGGTATCTACCTTCTACTTCGTGTGGTATCCTCGTAGCATCAATGTTAAGTGCTCCAACACCGTGTTCCAGCACATTATCTATAGTGCTTCCCTTGAAAGGTTTGCGTGCCATACAGATGGGTTCGTGTGCGGGTTTGAGTGCTGTCTTCCAACCTGCCCATTGTTTTGCTTCTGGGGAAGTGCATTTTGCTTTGCCAACCTGTGTTTCTTTTGTGCTCCACTCAACGCCTGCTCTAACACGGGCGTAATCTGTTTGTCCAAATCCTGCGTTTTTGGTTGTGTCTACAAATCCTTCATATTCTTCAACACCTTGGCGTCTTTGTATTGCTTTGCCAATGTCTTGTGCTTTGGGGAATCCACTTGCGTATAACCACATAAGTTGATCTCGTATTTCAAATCCTGCCTGTTCAAGTGTGACAGCAAGATGGTGGTAAGTGCGAGCGGCACTAAACGCTAGTATATAACCACCTGGTTTTAGAACACGCAAACATTCACGATATGTTTCCAATGCTCCAGTGTTTGCGTCCCAGTCTTTGCCAAGAAAGTCAATACCATAAGGTGGATCCGTTACAACAGCGTCAATTGAGTTGTCCGCTAGGGTTTTTAGTGTTTCTCTGTTGTCACCTTGAACGATATTATACTTCACAATATTTCTCCAGTGTTTCTGGTGGCACATACACACCGTGTTTGTGAACATCATAATCTGTTTTAGGATAGTTCATTACAGTTTCATAAAAGTGTTTTTTAAAATGCATGCGTCTTGTTATGATTATGCTGTTGTGCGGACCCCATGCTTCTGTCGCATCCACACGTGTCATGCAGTACTGATGCAGTGCCCTTCCCATGTGTTCCATCACTCCGCTGTCCTGCCATACCTTATACCAAGACTCTGGCGTAAACGCCCATTCTTCATGTCTGAAACGTGCTTGGGCACACATTCGACTGTATCGCTTGCTGTATTCTGTTGGCATGTTGTATTTTTTATTAGGCATCTTGTTCCTCCCATCTTGGTTGAAAAATCCAATCTTTGTTGTGTCTTGAATGCAGTCTGTAACCCATTTCCGCGAGCAATATTTCCACCATGGCGTTGCCCTTGTTTAATTCACAGCACAGCGTGGGTTGATGTTTTCTTATCAACGCACCCGCACCCTGAATAACTTCCAATTCGTGTCCCTGCACATCTATCTTAATTCCCTGAATGTGACCTTCATGTTCCTGTTCATCCAATCTTACCGATTGCATGACCATTTCCTTTCTGTCACCTCCCAATCCTATACCGCTGTCACCGCTGTTGTCCTGTCTTATGTAAAAACTCTTTTGTTCTCTGTTGTTGCTTAACAGCAAATTTCTCGTGATTACGTTGTTCGCACCATGATGTTCACAGTTCTCTTTCAGCACCGCATGATGCACGGGTTCATAACTGTATACCCTACGTGCTTCACGTGCCATGGTTATGCTCCATGTGCCCGCGTGTGCTCCTATGTCTATGATTGTGTCAATGGTGTCAACCGTCATCATGGGTGGTTCCTGACTGACGTTGGCATTTTCCCTTACGCATGCCAAAAACGCCTCCCTGGCACGATGCTGATATCTATACCATGGAGAAAACTTCTCCTGATCAAAATGTGTGTCGCCCTTTGGCCACGTGAACTTACTGTCCATAATACCATTCTCCCGTGTATGCTTCCTGTTTGTGAAATGTGTTTGCAAAAAGGCATTCAACCCTGTGGTCAACGGCATCCTCGTCGCATTCTCTTATGTGCCCCTCCAACATTTCCCCGTAGGGTGTGGTTAGGGTGCCACCGCAATCTCTTTGGTTCCATGTTACCGCGGGTGTGCCCGCCAATACGCTTTCCATAACGCAGGCGCTTTGATAACTTACCGTAAACGCCCAATCCTCCGCTAGGATTTCATTCAAATTGTCTCTGTTTTTTCTTCCCACCTTGTCGCGAACATGAACTTCATAACCCCTTGATACCAAATCCTGAACAACGCCGTGCTTCCACGTCCATTTTTCCAAGCGTGAATAGTGATGATACACACCACTGCTACTTAGGATGACTAGCACACGATTGCCCCTGACGCGAACAGGTCTTCTTGGCCCCACGATGTCATGCCACGTGCTTACGGCACCACCGCTTAGGATTCGCAGTTGTTGGTTTATGCTGTCCACACGATGTTGCAGTCTGGGTGTGTCGCCCGACAGTATGCCTCCCGGCACTATACGCATCCAGGATTTTTCATGACGTGGATTCCACGACCCCCTGTATAGCAAATGCGGCAGTTCCGGATTGTCCCAAAAGTAGTAGGCCGCCACACGGGGTATTATGCTGTTGGGATGATTAAAACGCCTTTGGGTGGGATCCTTGCACACCCAGGGATTGCCGAACTGCAACAGACGCCAGGTGCTGTCATACTGTTCTATGGGCGTGGCGCCCACGCGAACAACACTGCCTCCCATGGCGACATCACGTATCTGCATTCTGTCGTCCACAAATCTGTTAAATCCCCACTGCAATCCGTGGTGCTGTTTGCTGTCGTATGTGACCTCCGGTGATATGTTCAAAACTCCACTCCATCCGCCGTGCCAAATAGACTTTGACGAAACACGATGCGGGTGAAACTGTCATCCAAATAGGGCAACACCGTAAACGCCCTCTGCAGGTCTTCAAGTTGACGCTTGCTTAGTCGGCACACACCATACTTTTCCACGTTCTCCACGTAGTTGGCAAGTATGCCCGCTAGGATTGAAAACAGACTGTTGGGTCCATGTTTGCCCTTGTGAAAACCATGTGGTTGTCGTGCCACACAGTCCTCCCACACCCTGTCCTTCTTTTGGTTTAGTGTTGAAAATATGCCCATGCTTCTTATAATCTCTTTATAGATGAATGTGCTGTCCTCTTCACGCAAATCGCACAGTGGATTTTTGGGATCACGCCCCACGTTTGTTTCCGTGTACTTTATTTCTCTAGTTTCCATTAGTGTTCTCCTTTGTTATGATAGTATTTAGTATTATACGATAACAAGCAAGTTAAATCAAGAGCGAATTCAACCAAAGAGAGCGGAGCGACTATTTTTGCGGTGGGAGTTTTCGCGCCCCCACCCTTAAGAAAATAACCAAAACGTTGTTAATTGTTTCGGCATGATTAGTTACCATTTTGGTGAATATACCCGTTGACAACGAGAAGCATGAGTGTATACTGTAAGAGTAGTTAAACAATAAGGAGTTAAACAAATGGCACAAATTGATAAACGAACACTAAAAATGTTCAAGCGTGAAGTGAAGGATCCGAAACTACAGGAGTGGTTAAAAATCCAAACACAAATAGAAAGTCTGCGACAACAGCAACAACAGTTGATGGGTGAGTTTGATAGAACGCAGTTTCTCGAGGATTTGGGATTGAGCAAACCGGAAGCAGATGCTATCTACAGTGAAATGAATGAGGAGACAGCATAATGTATCGTATAACATATATAGATAGCAACGGTTGGGAACAAACAGAGTGGGTTGAAGCAACTGACAAACAGACTGCTGAAAGACAATTTCGTAATAGTCACACTGATTGGGAAGTTCGTTCAATCGTTCAAATAATTCAAAAGCACAAGTAAGGAGACAGTGTAATCCCCCCCGGTTTGAGTTG